CTCTCCACCAGCTCGGCTGTTAGTTCATTCTGCATTACAAACCCTCCTGTTATAGGCTTCAATCGCTTCGTTTTTATGAGTGTTATAGTAGTCGTTGTCGAAACTCATAACGGCACCACACTTGATGCACTTGAAAAAATTCAACCCTCCGTACCCGATTACGCGCTTTACTTTACCGCCGCAAAACGGGCATGGTTTTAGTTCATTCTGCATGGTCGGCCTCCCAATCATTTACCATCTTGGTCACGATGTCCCGAAATGCCCGCGCAGCCCGTATGTTGCAAAAATGGAGTTGAGCAATAACGTTCCCGATGTTTTCCGGCTCAACCTCCACGCCGTAGCCCACTTGATGTTTGAGGCGGCATATGAACATCGAGTAGTGGCCGAGTATATCGTCTTTGCCAGCTACGATGCACTTATCGCCCTTTTCGTAGCAGCCTAGCATGATCGGGTACTCCTTACGCATGTTCGTCCTCCTTCGGTGGCTTCGGCATCGGCATCCCTTCCGCTGGGCTGTTGGCAATCGGCAAGCCAGCCTCAAGCACTGCCAGCTTACCCATGTCCGTTTCGATGAAAAGCAAATCGGACTGATACTTCGCCGTGTCGTTATAGGCAGCAATGCCGTGTTTCATGCTCTTTGCCATTTCGCCAGTAAGTTCTATCTTGTCGGATTTGTTCAGCTTGTCGATTATGTCTGCGCGGCTCCAATCAGCACCACACAGACCAAGACCTCCGTTGATGAAAGTGTGAACATGCTCGCCGTCAGGCAAGATGGAAACAGCCTGTTCAGCCGTGATGTATGTTCTCATTCCGCGCCTCCGTCCTGCTCTGTGTTTCGTCCCGTCCATTGTTCTGCCATTGCAACTGCTAATCCGTGCGGAGTTTTTGCCCTGTTCTTCTGTCGTTCTTTTCCACCTCTCATAAACCACGTTCCAGCAGAGTGGCATTCGCTTTGCGGCTCAACCATGTTTGTTGGTTTCAATAACGGCAACCCACGCAACCACAGCCTTGTTTTCTTGCTCCACGGATCACCGAACCAATACGGCTGGACGGTCTGCGATTCTTTCGGCATTTCGAAAATCTTACTTGCTATCGGATTTTCAATCGCTATCCGTTCGCAGTTCGCGTTTAATAGTTTGAGAAAAAACTCTTTTGCTTCAATACCTTTTTCGTATCTATCGTGGTTAAGTACACCACCGCGAAAAAGATGCTTTGCTCCAGCGTTGCTCAAATACGTACACGGTGGAAAAGCAATAATCATATCCCATTTTTCACGCAAGAGCGGCAGAACGTCCTGTTGCAGATGCCATTCGGGATGACCACCAGAACACGGCTCAATGTCGCACGAATACGCTTCGTGACCTAAACGTCGCAATTCGATTGTGACTGCTTGTGATTCTTCACACGCTACGAGTATTTTCATTTCCCCTCTCCTTCCTGCGGCAGTCCGCGCCACTCAATATTGCTGTCTAAGTGCATCTTCTAATCCTGCCATGTAGCTATCGCGCTGTCGCTCGGCTTGCTCTGCGCGGGCGGTCAACTCTATCGCCGTTCCTTTGAGCGATTGGATCAGGTCGATCAACGCGGAAGCGTGCGGTAAGATTTCCTCGACTGATTCCAAGTACGCGAGTGCCGCAGGAATATCTATCACGTCGAAGTCACCGCCGTTCAGCAGTTCAAGTTTCCGCTCTTGGCTTTCTAGGCGGTCGGCGGCTAATCCATCCAGATCGTTTCTGCGGCATCCCCACGTTTCATATCCGATGCTGTCTTTTTCTTCGTAACCAAAGAAGCACTCGCTGCACGTTCCATCGCATCCATCACACCGCAACGCTCGCACGATCTCTCCCGTGGTCGGCTCACTTGTGGTCATCGGCGCTCACTCTCCTGTTCCAGACTTTTTCTACCACGTTTTCAAATTTTGAATGTAGCGTGGTGATACCGCAAACCTTGCACTGAATGCAAAACATGCCATCATACGCCGAATACTTTACCGCCTTGCCACCGCAATGAGCGCACGGCATCAGCTTACTTTCCATCTAGTCCTCCTGTCCACGGTTCGGGTAGCGGAATCCACGCGGTCACAACATCTTCATTGAATCTGCAACCCTCGTCATCGTACCAGTGAATCGGCGTGGTTTCGTCATCGTCAAGTTCGTGCTCGCGTTCAGCGATTACGATCTCTCCGCAAATGGTCACAATAACGCGCTTCATAATCTCCGGCAACCCCTCGGCGCACGGTGTCCAGTCGCGCTGGGATTCGAGTGCGGCGATTGCCTGTTCGAGCGCGTTCCGCTGTACTGAACATAGTGGGTGATCCCCAAGAATATCGCGCAAAATATCTGTATCTATCATATTTTCGCTTCTCCCTTCATCTTCCGTCTTGCTCTCCATTGCCGCCAGTTCCAGCGTCTTGCGGCCTGCCTAACCGTTCTACCGCGTGTTGATGATTTGCATTGTTGGCATTCATACTGCCATCCAATACGCCATCCAGTATCTTTGTTGAATATCTCCCATATAATCGGCTTAGTTTCACACTTTGCGCAGTTATCCAGATTCACAGGCTCAATCATGCGAATCCTCCCCCAGTTTTCACGAGAACCCACATGTTCATATCATGTCGCTGATATACGACCTCTGACAAAGCCGATTCGAGGCGAATCTGCCAATCGTGATCCGGGTCAATGGCAGCCATTGCCTCAGCTTCCTCAACAGTTATGCAATCCTCGTATTCTTTGTTTCCTTCTTCGAATACGATTTCACCGTCTTTTGACAGCGTAGCCACACCAAATCCAACGGCTATGCGCATATCCATTTCTGCGACGCTGTGCTTATACCCGCAGTTTAAACACCCAACAAATCTTCCGTCTATTGGCTCCAACTTATCCCAACTCATGCGGCTCTCCTTTCGGCTCGTGGGCGGCTAGTGCGCGGTCGGATTCTATGTTTTCAGCTTCCTGCTGTGCTTGCCAATATTCGCGATACCCATCATAGATGGGATCATCGCCTCTCGTCCAATCACTCACCGCTCCCGCTCCTTTCCATGTGCGCAGTATCGTATTCGACCGAATACCCGCGACACCTTGTCCCCCTAGCCCTACAGCACGCTACGGTGCATTGCGTTACGCCAAGAGCTATACACGCTTCAATTTCAGATCCGAATATTCTGACCTCGTTTCCTTTTGTAAGCCTGTATGCTCTCTTGTTTAATTCGCGCAGTCTATCTGAAAATTCAGGATGCCTTCTATTCATTTCGCGAATGCTCTCTTTTTTGTCAATGAAACAACATGCGTCCTTTTTATATTCTCTATTTCCGCATGCAATAGAATCTTTATCCAGAACCATGCTCCTGCTTGACAACCATTTATCGTATCCATCAAGCGATATAACATCATTTGCAAATCTTGACAAATATAGCCAATCATCGCAAACGCTACACCCTATATAGCTCGATCCTCTCGATCTATGCGTGGACTTCTCGTCGTAACAGCGCCGAAGCATTCTAAACCAAAGATCATAAATCTTACGATTCGTTTTGTCTGCGCTCCATCCGTGTGGAGTATCATTTATTCCATGAAATTTATTCATTAGGTTTCTCCCGCATATGAGCCCCGCAATGAGGGCAAAAACTATATTCGTTCTGTTCTGGGTTTCCATCAATGAACATCTGCGGCTCGTTGCAAACAGAACACGAATAGGCGTTCATATCTTCGTCAAACTCAATCCACTCTCCCCGCACGACAGGCTCAACGTCTGCGGCGGGAAACATCTCAAGATCGTCCGCGTAAATGAATGGTCTGAAAACCTCATATCCTTCGTCGCGGTCAACCTCAACAAGGTGATCGTTCAGCAACGCCCCGCGCTCGATGTACTCTTTCTTCTCGCTCACTTGTTCGCTCCTTCCTCGCGCTTTCTATATTCGCGCTCTCGCTTGGCTGTTAAACGCTTGATAAACTTGTTGCCCCACCAAAACGGCATCCATCCATTTCGGGCAATTGCAATGTGGTCTTTTCGGTTTGATCGCCTCATTTCTTCTCCCTCTCGATCCGTTTCGCTTCGCGCCTCGCCCAGCGGTTCCAACGTCGAGCGGCTTGATTAAAAGTAATTCCCGTTGCAATATTGGGATAACCACACTGGCAAAAAAACTCGTCATATGTTGAAATCGGATTTTTGTAATGCTTCGGCGCTTGCTTGCACAGCGGGCACTTCTCAACTTTCATCTTTTCCTCCTCATATCGACAGCATAACGATCCACAGTGCCATGAATGCCAGAACCGCTATCATCACGCCGCGAAAAATCTTATCCTCGTGCGTCTGCATTTTGTTCTCCTTTCGGCTCGTAGCGGTCAGGTAGAATCGTGCCGCGCGAACAATTCTCGCACACAAGGCTTCCGTTGTACTTTTGAGGTAGATGTATGCACCCATCGCACGTTCGATCTCGCTCATGGTTGACCTCCTGCTCGTCAGAACAATCCAGATTTAATTTCTGCTGTGCAAATAGTGTCATTTTTACTCCCCCCGTGTGGTACTAATAGTATTTCTGAAAGTTCGAAGCCACGTGTTTTTCCAATTCCGTTGCTGTTCCATCCAAAACACAGAGCAATCCCACCAACTTTCAATACGCGTCTTATTTCGTCTAAATGCCTTGATCTCCACGATGCTTGCGTGGTTTCTGTCGTTACGGCAATTCCAACGCCCCTGTAACACTCTGACACCTGTCGCAAAGAATATGGTGGGTCATAAATTACAGCATCAGCAGATTCATCTGGTAGCATCTTTAGAAAGTCAAGAGCGTCCATGTGATAATCCGTGCTGTAATCCGGATTGAGGTCGTTTGTAATCGTTCCGTATTTGCATTCGTTTGCGAATGGGTCAATAATTACAGCTCTGTTTTCAAGGTTGCGCTCCACAAATCCCTTAATCGGCTTTATCTGGAAAGTTCTGCTGTTTGGCATTGCCCATTCACGACTAAATTTCATTTCCCCTCCTGCGCCCGCTCGTCATAGTCCGCTTTGCTAATACTCATAAATTTCCCTCCCCTATAATTCCACTGTCGCGCATGCCGC